GTCCAGCCCGCAGAACGTCGCCGCCAAGGTCAACGGGAAGGCTTATCTTTATGCCGTCCAGCCGTCAGACACCCTCGCGACCATCGCAACCGCGCTGGCCACCGCAATCAATGCCGACACGCCCGCAACCAGCGTGGGCGCGATCATTACAGTTCCAGCCGCCAATGCCCTCGGCGTGGCTATTGGCGGATTTGGATTGATATGGCGCGAGCTACGGCGACAGGAAGAGGTGATCATGGTCACCGTGTGGGCGCCGACGCCGGAATTGCGCGATCTGGTCGCGCCGTTCGTCGATCTCGCGCTCCAAGGATTAGGACAGCCGCGCGTGCGCCAGTTTTTGAGCCTTCCCGATGGATCGGCAGGCCGGATGCTGTTCATGCGATCGACGCCGACCGACAAGGATGAACTGTCCGCTGTGTTCCGGCGCGACATCGTCTGGTCTGTCGAATACCCCACGACCGAAGTCCAAACCGCCGCTCAAATTGTCGTGTTTGAAACGATCTTGACGCCAAACTGGACTGATCCGGCGTCCCCAACTCTTCAACTCGTCGCGTGAGGCCCGCATGGCTCGCCATCTGATCGTCAAATCGCCCTTCGGCTCCTACGGCGTAGGAGATCGTATCACCGCTGACGTCGAGGCCATCCAAGCCGCGCATCCTCATCAAGTGGTGGCGATTGATGGTGACGGCCCGGTCGTGGAAGTAGCGACCGATCTTGATCCGGCGCCCGAACCTGAAGCCGTCCAAGTCGAGGCCGACCCTCCTGCCGAGACTGAAGAACCGCCGGTCACCGATGAGGCCGACCATTCCGCTGACAGCCAACACGAGGAATAGGTCATGTCGATTTATCAATACGGCCAAACGCCAAGCGTAACGCCTGGGGTCAAGGTTCAAATTGTCCCGCCACAAACCACCTATTTGACCCCGGCGCGAACCGATATCCTCGGCATCGTCGGGACGGCGAACTGGGGGCCGGTCAATCAGCAAACGCCAGTGTCCGGCTATCCGAATTTCGTCGCTCAGTTCGGCCCGCAATTGAACCGGGCTCGCGACCTCGGGACTGCCGTCAACATCGCCCAGCAACAGGGCTCACAGGCGCAAATGTGCGTCCGGGTGACCGATGGGACCGATGTTGCGGCGACTGCCCTCCTGGGGCTCCTGACGAACACTTCGGCGGTGGTTTCAGGCGGCGCGTCCTACACCACGTCGAGCGTGGTCACTCTGTCCAATGGCGCAGTGATCAATGTCACCGGCGTTTCGGGCGGGGCGATCACCGCATACACCGTCGCCACCCAGCCAACCTCGGTTGTGACCGGCGCCGGCGCAGTGACGGCGGTTTCGGCGGTTGGCGGCGGCACGGGCGCGACTTTCACTTGGACCTATAAGCAGGGCCTCAGCTTGGCGTCAAAGTATACGGGTTCGGGCGCCAATGCCGACACCGCCCAGTTGATGGCTGGCAATCAGGTCGGAACGTGGGCGGTGGTGATCAGCCATCCGGGTCGATCATCCGAGACGTTCCAAAACATCGGGCTTGGGCTCACGGGTCTAAATCTTTGGACCGCTATCGCCGCCGCGATCAATAACGGTATCGGCGGCCAAGGGCCGTCCCAAATCATGGTCGCCACGGTCGGAACGAGCACGACCGCGCCGACTGCTCAGACGGTCACCCTGTCGGGAGGCACGGACGGATGGTCCGGTGTCACCGATACGACGCTGATCGGCTCAGATTCAGCTCCTCGCACCGGCATGTATGCCCTGCGCAAGAGCGGCGCGGCGCTCGGCATGTTGGCCGACTGCACCACGGAATCGACGTTTCCGACCCAGATTGTCTATGGGCTTTCGGAGGGGACTTACATGGTTGGCGTCACCCCGGCGGGTGACACGATCAGCAACGCCGCGACCACCAAGGCGTCTACCGGCATCGATAGCTATGCATTCAAGCTGATGTTCGGCGACTGGTGCTATTGGCTGGATAGCGTCAATAACATCCTTCAGCGGCTGGTTTCTCCGCAAGCCTTCGTCGCCGGATGGCTCGCGGCGAATGGTCCGCAAAACTCCTCGCTGAACAAGCAGCTTCAAGGGATCATCGCGACCCAGAAGAGCACGACGCTTGTCCCGTATCAGGATGACGAGCTGGCTCAGCTCTACACCGCCGGGATCGATGTCATCGCGACGCCTTGCCCTGGCGGCCCGTATTTCGGCGCTCAGAACGGCCACAACACGTCCTCGAACAACGCCATCTGGGGCGACAACTATTCGAGGATGACCAACTTCCTGGCTGCGACGATCAACACCGGCGTCGGCCCGTTCATCGGTCAGATCCAATATGCCAAACAGCAGCGCCAAGCCAAGGCCACGCTGACCGCCTTCTTGTCCGATCTGCAAAACGCCAATCCGCCGGTGATCGGCAATTCGTCGGGAACGACGCCGTTCTCTGTCACCATCGGCAACAATGCGGCGCAGGTCGCGGCCGGTAAGGAAATCGCCACCGTCCAAGTCCAATACGGCGCGATCATTGAGCAATTCATCGTCAACATCGAAGGCGGCCAGTCGGTGGTTATCACCTCCACTGTGACGACCTCGGCCCCGTAGGAGGTTCTGAATGCCCGCATCCGCCTACAACGTCGGCGCCGACGCTGTTTTCACCCTGTTTACGTCGGCCGGGATCATCGACACCGATGCGTCCGCCGGTGTGACATCGTTCAAGGCTAAGCAGCTCACGACGCTGATCAAGGACATCCGCATCAACGGGCAGATGTATCCGGCGCATCTGCCGGAAGGTTGGGAAGGATCGTTCATTTACACGCGGGTCGATTCCGCGCTGGACGACTATTTCGCCGATCTTGAGGCGTCCTACTACCAGGGCAATGATCTGCCGACTGGCACAATCACCCAAACAATCACCAACGTCGATGGCACGATCAGCGAATATCGTTTCGAGGATTTGGCCCTGATGCTCGACGACGCGGGCAATTACGAGGGTAACAAGGAGGTCAAGATGGGCATCTCGTTCGTCGCCGGACGCCGGATCAAGGTGCTCTGATGGGAACGGCAACTGTTCGGCGCGGTGCTGGCGCGGCGCCGCCGAGTGAGGAATTGGCGAAAGCCGCCGCCGCGCCCGTCGTGTTGACGGACGGGTCGGGGCGTAAGATCACGCTGGTTAAGCCGAGCGTCTTGGCTGAATTTCGACTGGTCAAGATCATGGGGCCGGAACTGGCAGCCAATACAACCTATATGCAAATGATCCTGCCCTTGATTTATGTGCAGTCGATCAATGATGAAGCCGTCCCGTTCCCGCAATCGGATCGCAACGTCGAGGCGTTGATCACACGACTTGGCGAGGACGGAATAGCCGCCGTCATGAGTGCGATGATGAAGCACTTCGCCCATCGCCCGCTTGACGAAGTCCAGGCCGAAATAAAAAACTAGCCACCGCCCAGCCGGTTATCGAAGCTCTGTGGCTGGTGCGGAACGGCGTTCCCTTCGATACGGCATTTCAACTTTCAGATGAGGCGCGCCAAGCTTTCGCGATAGTCTTTTCGCAATTTGAATCGGGCAATAAATTTGACTGGAATCGCTGGGAATTTCCAGAGAGGGCGGACTGATGACGACCGTATTCAGCAGTTTCGCGCAAATGGCCGTTCGCTTCATGGAAATGGAAGGCGGCTTGGCGATGTATCTCCAAGACGGACTTAACAAGGCGCTTGGAAAGATTGAGCACTCTGCGAAGGACATGCTCGGGCATTATCAAGGCTCAGTCGGTCCTTTTCCGGCATGGGCGCCGTTGGCCGAAAGCACGATGGAAGAGCGCGAACACCTCGGCTTTCCACCGGATGATCCATTGTATCGTTTGGGCGAATTGCGCGACGCGATTGAGCGCGAGGTTGATGGCTTGGAAGGCGTTGTCGGCGTAAAAGGCGGTCGGTTACACTCGCCCTATATCGACAACGATGGCGTGGTCCATGGTGGCGACACCGAAATCGGCGACATCGCGCTTGATCAGGAATTAGGGACACTCCGCATACCGCCAAGGCCATTCCTTGGCCCAGCGGCATTCCTGAACAAGGAAGCGATCCAAGCCCTCGTAGGGGCGGCGCTGATCAGCGGCTTCGTGACTCAACGGACTGGCGCGTCGTTTATCCAATCGGTCATGCCCGGATGGATGGGCTATGAGGGCGAGACGCCCGATTACCGCTAGGTAGTCACGAATGCGCCGAACACGTCGTAAGCGATGATAAGCGCGCCAACGAGCAACGTCCCAAAGATCACAATCCCGGCCAGCGAAACGAGGCCAATCGCTACGAGTTGGTAAAGGGGTGGGCGATATGGTCTCGGCTGGGACCAGACCTGACGCGGTTTGATCTCGACGACGCCTTCGCCATGCAGATCAATGAGCGCCCGCTCAAATCTGTTTCGGCGCCTCATGATGGAGAATGACCCATTTTTGAAGCCTATACCATCGCGGTGAGGGTGTCGCTCATCAACAATATCTCTTCGGGGTTGATCTCGCTTGCGCGCCAGTTCAGCGCCGCTCAGGGAAACGCCGCCGCGTTCAAGAAAGAGTTAAGCCAGATCAAGGGCCTTATGATCGCATCTGCAGGTCTTGGCGTCGCTGGTGCGCTGATTGCTGTTCCGATCGTGAAAGCGGTGTCTAACGCGGCTGAACTGCAAAAACAGATGCTCGGCGTTCAAGCCGCAACGCGCGGATCAACAGCCGAAATGGATGCAATGCGGCTCGCGGCGGAAAAGGCATCGTCGGTGACTGTGTTTTCCAGCGTCCAAGTCGCCGGGCTCGCCAAGATCATGGCGACAACTTCAGCTCTGAGCGCAAGCCAGATCACCGCGGCGATTCCGGCCTATACTCGCTATGCTGACGTCCAATATCTCATGAAGGGGACATCGCCGGAAGAGTCCGTCCGTGAGGGCATCACGCTGGCGCACCAAGCTGGACATTTCGATGCAGCGTCGGCGAGCAAATATCTTGACCTATTGACCAAGGCGTCAATGGTCATTCCAGGAAGCGTCACGCAACTCGGCCATGCACTGAAATATAGTCAGGGCGTGGCGCGGGCGGAATTGGGCGTTGATGACGACAATATGATATTGCTCACGGCGCTTATGTCGCGCATGGGCCTTTCAGGATCGCGCGGCGGCACGAATTTGATCGCAGCGATGACCCGTTCAATTCCCGGCATTTTCGGTTCTGGACTTTTGACGGGCAAAAGCGGCGAAGCGCTCAAAGCCATGGGCATGGTCGATGCTCAAGGACAATCACTGTTTTTGAAAAGCGGAAAGTTCGACACGATCGGCTGGATTGGCGGCCTATCGGGGTATGTCAATCGCGAGTTCGCATCTCACCCCGAGGGCATTGCGCGTCAGGCCATTCTTTCCAATTTTCAACATGCGTTCGGCACTCAGGGCTCGCGGGTCGCATCGCTGCTCTCGACACCGATCGCGCTTGAACAATTAAAAATGATTGGCGCCCGTATGCAAAGCGCGGGCGGCGTTGATCAAATCCAATCTATGTTCGCAGGCCAATCGGTCAGTCAGCAATGGCAGGACGCATCCACCAATTTCCAAAATGCGCTGACCGAACTCGGTTACACGCTTTTGCCAGCGGCGACGAAGGCGCTTGTTGCGCTCAACTCTCAACTAACTTCGCTCACAAATTGGATTCACAACAACCAAGGCGCTGCCGGAGGGATCATGAAGGGAATGGTCGGCCTATCGGCGCTTTTACTTCTTGGCTCGCTGATTACCGGCGTCGCCGCTGCGCTCAAAAGTCTGTGGATGGTCGTTACATTCATTCGGCTTCCAGTGCTGTTTGGGGCTCTCCGGGCCGCGCTCCTTGGCGTTGGTGAGGCGATCGGAGGTGGCGTTGTTGGTGGCGTTTTAGCTGTAGTCGGTGAGTTGGCAGCGGGATTCGCCCTTGCGGCCGCAGCTGGCGCCGTTCTAGCTGTGACGCTCAAAAGCATCTGCGATTGGATCAATAACGCGCTCGGCATCCATGAAAAGGGCGCCGCATACGCTCGTGGCCAGGGGCCAGAACCGCCAGCTTATATTAGCCCCGATAGCCCGCATCTGCCGCCGGGCGCACACGCTCGTGGCCAGGGGCCTTATGTCAGTCCCGCTGAACGAGGAAAAACGCCTGCGTCCTACGTCGTCATGATGGACGGTCAAAAGGTCGGCGTGCTCGTGTCCAAGCATCAGGCCAATTCGATTGGCGGCCCTCAACGGGCGTTGAACGGCTTTGATTCCAGCATGTCCTATAGCCCGATTGGATTAAGCGCGGCATGAGCCCGATAACGCTCACCCTCGGCGGCGTCGTTTTCACTGGGATGGAAATCCCGGCCGCGATCTCGTGGGGCGGCGCCCAGGCGCATCAAACCCATAAGATGCTTGGGGGCGCGCGGGTGATTGACGCGCTCGGCCGCGACGATCGGCCGATCACATGGGCGGGACGCTTCCAAGGCGCGAACGCCCTCACTCGCGCTCAAACGATTGACCAGATGCGGGCTAGCGGCCAGCAGGTCGCGCTGACCTGGGATAATTTCTCATATCTAGTTTTGGTCGCTGAATTTTCGCCCGATTATCAGCGAACCTACCAAATTCCCTATTCGATCTCGCTTGAGGTGGTTTCCTCATCTCCTGCGGTCGCGTCAAGCAAAGCGACACTCGACGATCTGGTTGATGGCGACGTGACCAACGCGACCACGATCGCGGCCGGATTGTCGCCGATCACTCTGCCGGTCGGGAGTGCTGGCCTGACATCGGCGATTGCATCCACGCTCGCCGGATTGCCCGGCAATATCAGCAACCCCATAGCGGCCCTACAGAGCGCAGTCAGCGCCGTGGGGACACTCCAGGGCGCTTCGCTTCAATCTTTGGGGCCGGTGGCCACGGCGGCCCAACAGGCGTTCTCTGCGATAGGCGCTGTCCAAACGGCGATGGATGCGGTGACATTAACCGGCTCATCAGTCGCCGGCGTCGTCGCCGGCCAGTTCGCACCGACGAGCATCGCGACATTCATCGGCCAAACGTCGCTGATCACGCAGCAAGCCTCGGTTCAGCAAATCCTGTCATTGGTTAGCCGGGTGAAAAAGAACCTAGCTCAGGCGACGGGATAAACCATGGCTAATGTCGTCACGGCGGCGCCGGTCCAGACAGTCAATGTAAACGGGGCGAACCTCTATCAGCTCGCGGCTCAATATCTGCTTGATGCGACCCAGTGGTATCGAATCGCCCAATTGAACGGGCTTTCTGACCCGTTCGTGGTTGGTCCGCTGACCCTGAAAATCCCGCCGATCGGTCCAAGCAATGGCGGGGTGATGGGATCGTCATGATCAGCCTCGTGCGCCAAGTTGGCGGCATCCTTTTGCTCAACGGCGTGCAAGTGCCGTGGAAATCGCTATCAATCAGCAGCAATAACAATTACGAGGCCGACACGTTCAAAGCCGATGTCGCCGTAGCGTCGCTTCCAAAGGGACTTCAGCGGGCCGATATTTCCAATCTGACAACCATCACGGCTGAAATACGTTTTTCGCTCGACGGCAAGAGCTGGACGAGCATGTTAACCGGCGTGGTCGATAAGGTGCGTGACGATTTCGTCGGCGGCACAATCAGTCTTGAGGGTCGCGACAACACGGCGTCATTCCTCGACACCAAAACGACGGCCAACTTCATGAACCAAACGTCGTCTCAGGTCGTGCAAAAGTTGGCCGCCGGTCATGGTTTCACGGCTGACGTAACGGCCACGTCCGCCAAGACTGGGCAGTATTATTCCAGCAATTACAACCGATTGACCGATGAAAAGACGGAATGGGATTTGCTGACCTTTCTGGCGAAGCAGGAAGGATATGCGATATGGATGACCGGGACGACGGTCCATTTTCACCCGGCCAGCCAAACCTATGGAACGCCTGTTCCGATCATCTACACGCCGCCGACATCCGCGAGTGTGGCAAGCGGCAATTTTATTAGCCTCGTTTGCGGCCGAGAATTGACCTTGGCGGGCGATGTTTCGGTGCAAGTCTCTTCGTGGAATCACAAGGGCAAAGTCGCTCTGACCGCAACTGCCAAAGCCACCAAACAGGGACGCAGCACAGGCAAGGCAAGGTCACAACTCTACATCCTTCGTGGTCCCGGAAAGACGAAAGCTCAAGCTGATGCGCTCGCGCAAGCCAAGTTGGAAGAAATCAGCCGCCATGAGCGCTCGATCGAACTCGGATTGCCGGCTGATCTGACCACCACGGCGCGCTCTCAGATCGCCTTGAGTGGAACCCAGACCAGTTACGATCAGACCTATTGGGTAGACACGATCGACCGATCTATGGAGTTTGATGGCGGCTTCAAGATGACGATTAAGGGCAAGAACCACTCACCAGTTACGGTGATCACCTCATGATGCGCCAAATTCTCAACGCTGTGCGTCGCGAAGTCGCGTTGATGATGCAAAACATCGCGACCGTTCGCATGGGCATCGTCGATAGCTATGACCCGGTGACCCATACCGCGAAGGTCAAATTCCAGCCCGATGACACGTTGAGCGGATGGCTTCCGATCGGATCGGCGCGCGTCGGCGTGAATTGCGGGCTCGTCTTCGCACCAAACATCGGCGATCAGGTCGAGGTGCGGTTTCTTGAGGGTGTGCATGAGGCGGGTGTGATCGGCCTTCGATTCTATAGCGACCAAGATCCCCCTCCGAATGTCCCGGCTGGTGAATCGTGGTTCATCAATGAGCAGGGCTCTGGCTGGAAATTCCACAATGATGGATCGGGAGAAATCACCACGACCGCCGCGCTGACCGTTACGGCGCCGATGATCATCCTCACAGGCGAAACCCAGATCGGCGCCCCCGGCGGCAAGAAAGTCGCGTTGGATGGCGATCCAGTCGTTGGTGGGGTGATTCAAGCGTCATCGACCATGACAAAGGCGACCTAATGCCCGATATTTTCCATGAATGGGATACCGACCTATTCGC